ACCGTTGTTTGGGTCGATGGTTACTTTATGACAACCGACGGCGAGTTTCTCGTCATCACCGAATTGAACAATCCCTTTGCCGTCGATCCGCTGAAGTATGGATCTTCGGAAGCTGACCCTGACCCGGTGAAGGCCCTGCTGAAACTGCGCAACGAGATCTACGCGCTGAACCGCCACACCATCGAGGTGTTCGACAACACCGGCACGGCTGGCTTTCCGTTCCAGCGCATCCCCGGCGCGCAAATGCAAAAAGGCACTCTAGGCACGCACACCTGCTGCGTTCTGGGCGAAAACATTGCCTTCATGGGCAGTGGCACCAACGAAAACATTTCGGTCTATATCGGCGCCAACGGCACTGTGCAAAAGATCGCCACGCGCGAGATTGAGGAAATCCTTGCGGGCTATACCGAAGCCCAGCTTTCCACCTCGTTTATGCAGGAGCGCACCGAGGGGGGCCACCAGTTCCTCGACATCCATTTGCCAGACCAGACCATTGTGTTCGATGCCGCAGGATCGCAGGCTGTCGGGCAGCCTGTCTGGTTCTTCCTGCGCACTTCGCTGGTCGGCCTCGGTCGATGGGCTGTCTGCGATGCTGTGTGGGCCTATGATCGGTGGAACGTCTGCAAGCCTGGCGACACTGACGTTGGCTATCTGGACAAGAACATCGCGTCGCATTGGGGCGAGACAATCGGATGGGAGTTCGGCACGACCATCGTCTACAACGAAAGCCGTGGCGCGATCTTCCATGACATGGAGTTGGTATCGCTGACGGGCCGCGTGCAGCCTGGCGCCGATCCGACCGTATGGACCAGCTATTCAACGGACGGCCTGACCTACAGCGTTGAGAAACCTGCGCGCGTGGGTAAGCTGGGAGAGTATAACAAGCGGGTGGTCTGGCTTCAGCAGGGCCACATGCGCAACTGGCGTTTGCAGAAGTTCCGTGGCACCAGCGAGGCGCAACTTGCGATGGCACGGCTGGAGGCGCGGGTCGAACCGCTGGCATTCTGATGGCAGATCCGACACCGCTTAATCGAAACCAGATCGCCCGCTTTGTCGGGAATGACCCGGACGCAATCCGTGCGATTGAGCGTTTGTTCGTGGTGGCAGGACAAAATACGCCTGCGGAAATCATTGACCTTCTTATAAACATTGGCGCGGCTGGCAATGTGGCCGAGGTGGCGCTGTCTGAGGCCACCGATGGCAAGCGGCTGGCCGATCTGGTGGCCACCGCGCCTGCACCGTTTCAAAGCCCGCAGACCGACTACATCGATTTCAACATTGCGCCGCCGCACGTCTCGCGCATTCGCCGCTTGGCTTGGAACGATGCCGACCAGACGCTGGATCTGGGCATGGAATACGACGTGGTGCAGCAGATCGGTCTGGAGTATTACGCCCGCGTCGAGAACATGACGGGCGTGATGATCCCCAACGGCACGGTGGTTGGGTTTGCCGGCGTTGGGGCTAACAACGTGCTTTCGGTCACGCCATATCTGGCCGATGGCACACTGTCGTCGCTCTACATTCTTGGCGTGCTGACGCATGATCTGCCCGACAGCGGCGAGGTGGGCTACTGCACCACTTGGGGGCATGTGCGTGGGATCGACACCAGCGCGTTCTCGGTCGGTGACATTCTGTATGCCAGCCCCACGGTGGCTGGTGCGTTTACGGCGACGAAACCGACCGCGCCCGACAACGTAATCCCGGTGGCGGCTGTTCTGGCAGCCGATGCGGTAAATGGCGAAATATTCGTGCGTCCGACCATAGAGCAGCAGCAATATTATGGCGAGTTCAGTAAGACAGGGACGGTTTCGCCTGCCGTCGTCAACACGTCTTATGCGATGACGTGGGATAACGTCGAGATCGCCAACGGCATCAGCATCGTTTCTGGAACGCGGCTTACCGTGGTTGATTCTGGCCTGTACCAGTTCGACATTACGTTGCAGCTTTCTAGCGGAAGCAGCAGCGCCAAGACGGTTCGCTTCTGGTATAAGAAGAACGGCACGAATGTTCCAAACTCAACGCGCATCATTACGCTTAACATCAACAACGGTTATTCTCCCATTTCAATGGCTGACTTCTTCAGCCTTGCCGCTGGTGAATATATTGAGTTGTGGTGGCAGTCTGACGATACCAACGTGTCTCTGGCCACTGTAGCGGCTGGTGGTACGGCGCCGAATGATTATCCTGCCGCGCCTGCCGCATTGGTCGCGGTGACGCAGGTTCAGCAATAAGGAGGCCAGCATGGCAGTCACAGTAAAGGTTCTGATCCCGCCGAAGCAGGCAGAGAACGCGCAGACCACACAATACACCGCGACGGCTGTGCGGGCGATCATCGACAAGTTTACGGTGACGAACACCAGCGCCGGCAACGTAGCCATCTCGGTCAACCTTGTGACGGTGAGCGGATCGGCGGGGGCTTCCAACCTCATCATCGACGCTCGCACTATCGCGCCCGATGAGACCTACACCTGCCCTGAGTTGGTCGGCCATGTGCTGGAAGCTGGCGGGTTTATCTCGACGTTGGCCGGTGCTGCCACGTCGCTCACAATTCGCTGCTCAGGCCGGGAGGTGTCGTAATGGACGACATGATGATGGAGTTTGGTCTGCCGAAGATGAAGATCTCCAGCGCAGCCGAAAACAAGAAGAACAAGCAGGTGGCGATTGATAGCTGGCAGTTTGGCCCGGCCAATCCGTCGCTTGACCCGAAGGCCAACAAGCCGTTCTGGGCTGGGCTGGCCAAAGCCTGGGACATGAACGAGAAGGAAGCCCGCCGTCGCATGTGCCTGAACTGCGAATACTTCTGCGTTGACCCGATGATGCAGGCCATGATGGAAAGCATCCCGGTGACGGACTATGACGCCTCGGGCGGCGGTCGCGGCTATTGCAAGAAGTTTGATTTCGTCTGTTCAGCCCTGCGAGCATGCCAGGCGCATGAAGGAGATGATTGATGGATTACCGCGAAATGGCCCGCATGATCGCCATCGAAGAGGGCGTTGACCCTGATCTGTTCACGCGATTGGTTGAGGCTGAAAGCAGCTTCAACCAAGATGCCAGATCCTCTGCCGGCGCGATTGGATTTGCCCAGTTGATGCCGGGAACGGCTGCCGATCTTGGCGTTGATCCTTACGATGACGAGGACAATTTGCGGGGCGGTGCGCGGTATCTTCGCCAGCAGCTTGACACGTTCGGGGATACGAACTTGGCCTTGGCCGCCTACAATGCTGGCCCAGGCAACGTGCGCAAATACGGCGGCATCCCTCCTTTCGAAGAAACGCAGAACTATGTCGCCAAGATCATGGGCGGGTACGGTGGCCAAGGCACAACGCCCACGCAATCCCGTTTCCGCCCGATGCCTGGTGGCGCTGAGGAGAGCGATTTCGCGCGTGGCTATCAGCCTTCAACCCGTATGGCGGATCTTTACGGGGAGCGCGTCGATCCGCTTTCCCTGTACAATCCCTATGCCATCCTTGAAAGGTTCCGCCTGCAATGACGAGCCTTGCCCGAAAAACCGATTTCTGCGATAATGCGGACGCTGAGACTTTGGCCCACCAGCAGGCAAGATCCAAAGAGGGTTGCCCGGTGCTGGTTCGCCAAGCTGAAAAATCAGACAAGGCAGGCGTGATTGAGCAGGCGCGGGCGTTTTTCGCTGCGTCTCCGATGGGCCAGCGTGTTGATTTCGATGAAGCAGGCTTCGGCGCGTTTCTGGATTACGCTGATGCTTCAGACGCAGCGCAGGTTTGGGTGGCTGAAAAGGGCGGCGACGTGGTTGGCATTGCGGGCGCAATGGCCTTTCCGCTTTATTTCGCGCCCAGCGTGACCGTCGCGCAAGAATTGTTTTGGTGGGTCGATCCGACAGAGCGCGGATCTAGCGCCGGCAAGCAGATGATGTTTGCAATCGAGGGCTGGGCCGAGCAGATCGGTGCCAGCCAGTTGTTTATGATCGCGCTTGAAAACGAGCGAGCGGGAACGATGGAGCGCGTTTATTCCCGCAGCGGCTTTATGCCGATTGAGCGCACATTCACGAAGGAAATCCGTCATGGCCATTAGCACAGGTCTTGCCCTGCTTGGCGGCTCTCTTCTGAGCGCCGGCGTACAATCCAACGCAGCACGCAGAGGATCTCGGGCGCAAGTTGCCTCCGCGCAGCAGGGCATCGATGAGCAGCGCCGCCAGTTCGACGCGGTGCGCGAACTTCTTGCGCCGTTTGTCACTGGCGGAACGTCGGCTTTTGGCCAGCAGATGGCTTTGGCTGGCGTCGGCGGTGCGGATGCCCAGCGTGCGGCGCTGCAAGCCATTGAGCAAGGCCCGGAGTTTGCCGCGCTGGCGCAGCAGGGTGAGACCGCGATCTTGCAGAACGCCGCTGCCACGGGCGGCCTGCGTGGTGGCAACGTGCAGGGCGCGCTGGCCCAGTTCCGCCCGCAGATCCTGTCTGGCCTGATTGAGCAGCAATACAGCCGTCTCGGAGGGCTTGCATCGGCTGGTCAGAACGCAGCGGCTGGTGTTGGAACGGCGGGCATGCAGACTGGTCAGAACATCTCTAGCTTGATGCAGCAGCAGGGCGCCGCGCGTGCTGGCAGCGCGCTGGCACAAGGGCAAGCATTTGGCAATCTGCTAGGCGGCGCTGGCATGGCCATCGGTCGCGGCATGGCGTATCAAGGCTACACGCCGCAAGGTGCCAGCGCACCGCTGACCTTCGGGCAGGGCATGTTCTACGGCGGAGGGGCGTTCTAATGGAACCCATCAACTACATGTTGGACGTGCAGAACCCCATTGAGGAGGCCATGCGCGGCTATGGACTTGGGCGGGCTGACATCGAGCAGCGCCAGGTTATGGACATGCGTGCCGCCGCGGAGGCCCGCGCTGCCTCTGAGTTTGAAATGCGCCGTGCCGAGGCAGAGCGCCAGCGTGCGCAGACCGAGGCCATGCAAGCGCAGCTTTCGGGCCTGCGTGACATGGCGATCAGTGGCACGCTGACGACCGACGCGCTGAACCAGTTTGCGCTGAACAACGCCTCGACCTTTGGCGAGTTCCAGAGTGCGTTTGAGGCGATGGAAGCACCGCGCCGTGAGGCTGACACGCAATTCGGCATCCAGCTTTCGACCAGTCTTCTGGGCGGCAAGCCCGAGGTGGCCTTGGCCATGCTGGACGAGCGCATTGCAGCCGCAGAGAACGCAGGAGACGCGCAGGAAGCCGCTGCCCTGCGTGCCAACCGCAAGCTGGTGGAGATCGATCCGCAGGGCCAAGGCGTGGCCACGCTGGCGCTGTTGACGGCTTCAGGCGCGCTGCCTCCTAGCGTCATGGACGCGATCATCAAGGAGACCGGGCAGGGTGGCGACAATAAAGAGTTGTTCGAGCGCGAGAAGCAGGTGCGCAAGGAATACACCGATCTTACCAAGGACTACAGAACGGTGGCGCAGGCTTTCGACCGAGTGGCAGCGTCTCAGGACACAGGCCCTGGCGACATTGCGCTGATCTTCAACTATATGAAGATGCTTGATCCCGGTTCGACAGTCCGTGAGGGTGAATTCTCAACTGCTCAAAACTCTGGTGGCATCCCGACAGCCATTAGAAACACTTACAACCAAGCAGTCGCCGGTGAACGGCTGACCCCTGAACAGCGCGCGTCCTTTAAGAGCCAGGCGGAAGACCTGTTTGCCGCCGCAGCGAAATCTGAAACCCGGGCGCGTGTTTCTCTGATGCCAGTCATCAGGCAGTATGGTCTAGACGAAAACCAAATTTTTGGCGCGCCAAGTGAAGCCGAAGAAGAGGCCGCACCAGCACCTGGGACCACGCCAGCCGCCGCAGACGAAGCAAAGGCCACGTTCATGGCCAACCCGGCTGTCGCTGCGCTGGCACCTGAAGTCCGAGAAATGGCTTGGGAAATCTATCAAAAGCAGACGGGGCAGTAATGGCAGATCTAGACCCAATCGCGCTTGCTGCTGCAATTGCCGAGGCAACGGCTAAATCAAAGGCGCAAGAGCCACAAGGCAAAACCGCCGATCTCGAGCGCCAACTCGGGTTGACTGGGCGCGCTGCGGCTCAAGGCGCCGCTGGCATCGTCGGCCTCGCCTATGACCCGATTGCTGCAGTGCAGAACTACCTGTTTGGGACAGAGACGCAGCCGCTGCGAGAGCAAGTTAAGCGTGCGCTAACAGATCTTGGCGTGCCTGAGCCTGAGACGGCCACCGAGCGCGTGATTGGCGCCATCAGTGAGGGTGCCGTTGGTGCTGGCGGTCAGGCCGCTATCGCGCGCGGTGCAGAGCGCGTATTGACTACTGGAGCGCAGCGCATCGCTGGTCAGCTTGCCGCCCAACCCGGCGCGCAGGCTGCTGCTGGCGGTGGCGGTGGCGGCGCGGCGCAGGTTGTTGCAGAAGCAGGCGGCGGACCGGGCGCGCAACTTGCGGCTGGTTTGGCTGGCGGTGTCGCTGGTGGGCGCGCCGCTGGCATCAGTGCGGAAGCCCCATCGGCTGCATTGCCTGCCGCCGTGCGCGAGGCTGAAGATGTCGGCATCCGCGTGATGACCACTGACGTGCGCCAGCCGACGACGTTTGCAGGTCGCTGGCTGCAACGCACTGGCGAGATGATCCCGATGGCAGGCACGGGTGGCCCGCGTGCTGCACAGCAGCAAGAGCGCATCGACGCATCTGTTGACCTTCTGCGCAACTACGGCGTCACCGAAGCGTCAGCCGCAGACAACACCATCATCTCAAACGTGGCGAAGGATCTTCTGGCCCGTCGCGGCGAGAACCTGACCAAATACACCGGCATGAAGACTGAGGTGATTGACCGCCTGTCGCAACCGAATAGCACTGTTCCAGTGGCAAAATCTGTCGCGAAGATTGACGAAGAAATCGCGCGCCTGAACAAGATCAGCCCGACGCAATTCAAGCCCGTGGTTGATCGGTTGGTCACTTGGCGTGACGACCTGACCGGCACCCGAGAGGTCGCGCTTCCAAACGGCCAGAAGCAGACAGTCGTTCAGGGCCAGCCGCTGGCGACCATTGAGGTTCTGCGCAAG